TAACAGATGTCTGGAAATATAGGGGCAAATCCAATCGTCGCCGTATTCCCGTATTAACAGAGACCGTAGCCCGACGGGGAACTCCTTCTGCGCGAGTGTGCGGGAATAATCAAAAACGATGCACACCGGGGTTACCGGGTACACATATTTCATCATGCCAGCGAGTCCGGTTCTGGCACGGAAGAAACCGGACGTTATGATTTAGTGCGGAAATATTTGTGTAGTGTTCTGTATGTTCTCAGTAAAGAGTAATGAATTATCAAAGGTATAGTAATACCTTTTGTTTTCGTGGATATTTGTAATCCATCTGAAAACCCCTGCTGTAGCAAGATTTTTCCTGTATTCGTAAAATGATAACTCTCCTGATTTGAATCCTTTTAAGGTGGCTTCTATAAGGCATTTATTTTTTGAAAATCTTACATTTACAACCTTACCCTGTCCTTTTATTAAAACCGTATTATCGTTTTCAAGAACAAGATGAATATTCTCTGTGGCTAAATAGTAAATGTAATGTGAGACATTGTGACGTTTTAGTTCAGAATAAAACCAGTGATAGTTTAAATTATTTCGCACTTTATCGAATATTTGTTTAAAAATGGCAACCTGAGCCATTGTAGTACCTTCCATGTGATATGAGGGGGCGTAGTCTGCACGATTATCTAAATTGCTTCAATCTGGTCTAACCTGTTTTCTGAGCAATTCAGTAATGTCACTCTTTTCTTTGTTTGCTTCAGGCGAAACTCTTTTTTCTGAGCACAGTCTCCGGCGGCAGGCTTCAATGACCCAGGCTGAGAAATTCCCGGACCCTTTTTGAACAAGAGCGATGTTAATTTGTTCAATCATTTGGTTAGGAAAGCGGATGTTGCGGGTTGTTGTTCTGCGGGTTCTGTTCTTCGTTGACATGAGGTTGCCCTGTATTCAGTGTCGCTGATTTGTATTGTCTGAAGTTGTTTTTACGTTAAGTTGATGCAGATCAATTAATACGATACCTGCGTCATAATTGATTATTTGACGTGGTTTGATGGCGTAGATGCACGTTGTGACATGTAGATGATAATTATTATCATTTTGCGGGTCCTTTCCGGCGATCCGACAGGTTACGGGGCGGAAGGCGCGCGGGTTTTCGCTATTTATGACAATTTTCCGGTTTAAGGCGTTTCCGTTCTTCTTCGCCGTAACCTAATGTTTTTATTTAAAACACCCCCTGAAAAGAAAGGAAACGACAGGTGCTGAAAACGGGCTTTTTGGCCTCTGTCGTTTCCTTTCTCTGTTTTTGTCCGTGGAATGAACAATGGAAGTCAACAAAAAGCAGCTGGCTGACATTTTCGGTGCGAGTATCCGTACCATTCAGAACTGGCAGGAACAGGGAATGCCCGTTCTGCGAGGCGGTGGCAAGGGTAATGAGGTGCTTTATGACTCTGCCGCCGTTATAAGATGGTATGCCGAAAGGGATGCTGAAATTGAGAACGAAAAGCTGCGCCGGGAAGTTGAAGAACTGCGGCAGGCCAGCGAGACAGATCTCCAGCCAGGGACTATTGAGTACGAACGCCATCGACTTACGCGTGCGCAGGCCGACGCACAGGAGCTGAAAAATGCCAGAGACTCCGCTGAAGTGGTGGAAACCGCATTCTGTACTTTCGTGCTGTCGCGGATCGCAGGTGAAATTGCCAGTATTCTCGACGGGATCCCCCTGTCGGTGCAGCGGCGTTTTCCGGAACTGGAAAACCGACATGTTGATTTCCTGAAACGGGATATCATCAAAGCCATGAACAAAGCAGCCGCGCTGGATGAACTGATACCGGGGTTGCTGAGTGAATATATCGAACAGTCAGGTTAACAGGCTGCGGCATTTTGTCCGCGCCGGGCTTCGCTCACTGTTCAGGCCGGAGCCACAGACCGCCGTTGAATGGGCGGATGCTAATTACTATCTCCCGAAAGAATCCGCATACCAGGAAGGGCGCTGGGAAACACTGCCCTTTCAGCGGGCCATCATGAATGCGATGGGCAGCGACTACATCCGTGAGGTGAATGTGGTGAAGTCTGCCCGTGTCGGTTATTCCAAAATGCTGCTGGGTGTTTATGCCTACTTTATAGAGCATAAGCAGCGCAACACACTTATCTGGTTGCCGACGGATGGTGATGCCGAGAACTTTATGAAAACCCACGTTGAGCCGACCATCCGCGATATTCCGTCGCTGCTGGCGCTGGCTCCGTGGTATGGCAAAAAGCACCGGGATAACACGCTCACTATGAAGCGTTTTTCCAATGGTCGTGGCTTCTGGTGCCTGGGCGGTAAAGCGGCAAAAAACTACCGTGAAAAGTCGGTGGATGTGGCGGGTTATGATGAACTTGCTGCCTTTGATGAGGATATTGAACAGGAAGGCTCTCCGACGTTCCTTGGCGACAAACGTATTGAAGGCTCGGTCTGGCCAAAGTCCATCCGTGGCTCCACGCCCAAAGTGAGAGGCACCTGCCAGATTGAGCGTGCAGCCAGTGAATCCCCGCATTTTATGCGTTTTCATGTTGCCTGCCCGCACTGCGGGGAGGAGCAGTATCTTAAATTTGGCGACAAAGAGACGCCGTTTGGCCTCAAATGGACGCCGGATGACCCCTCCAGCGTGTTTTATCTCTGCGAGCATAATGCCTGCGTCATCCGCCAGCAGGAGCTGGACTTTACTGATGCCCGTTATATCTGCGAAAAGACCGGGATCTGGACCCGTGATGGCATTCTCTGGTTTTCGTCATCCGGTGAAGAGATTGAGCCACCTGACAGTGTGACCTTTCACATCTGGACAGCGTACAGCCCGTTCACCACCTGGGTGCAGATTGTCAAAGACTGGATGAAAACGAAAGGGGATACGGGAAAACGTAAAACCTTCGTAAACACCACGCTCGGTGAGACGTGGGAGGCGAAAATTGGCGAACGTCCGGATGCTGAAGTGATGGCAGAGCGGAAAGAGCATTATTCAGCGCCCGTTCCTGACCGTGTGGCTTACCTGACCGCCGGTATCGACTCCCAGCTGGATCGCTACGAAATGCGCGTATGGGGATGGGGGCCGGGTGAGGAAAGCTGGCTGATTGATCGGCAGATTATTATGGGCCGCCACGACGATGAACAGACGCTGCTGCGTGTGGATGAGGCCATCAATAAAACCTATACCCGCCGGAATGGTGCAGAAATGTCGATATCCCGTATCTGCTGGGATATTGGCGGGATTGACCCGACCATTGTGTATGAACGCTCGAAAAAGCATGGGCTGTTCCGGGTGATCCCCATTAAAGGGGCATCCGTCTACGGTAAGCCGGTGGCCAGCATGCCTCGTAAGCGAAACAAAAACGGGGTTTACCTTACCGAAATCGGTACGGATACCGCGAAAGAGCAGATTTATAACCGCTTCACACTGACGCCGGAAGGGGATGAACCGCTTCCCGGTGCCGTTCACTTCCCGAATAACCCGGATATTTTTGATCTGACCGAAGCGCAGCAGCTGACTGCTGAAGAGCAGGTCGAAAAATGGGTGGATGGCAGGAAAAAAATACTGTGGGACAGCAAAAAGCGACGCAATGAGGCGCTCGACTGCTTCGTTTATGCGCTGGCGGCGCTGCGCATCAGTATTTCCCGCTGGCAGCTGGATCTCAGTGCACTGCTGGCGAGCCTGCAGGAAGAGGATGGTGCAGCAACCAACAAGAAAACACTGGCAGATTACGCCCGTGCCTTATCCGGAGAGGATGAATGACGCGACAGGAAGAACTTGCCGCTGCCCGTGCGGCACTGCATGACCTGATGACAGGTAAACGGGTGGCAACGGTACAGAAAGACGGACGGCGAGTGGAGTTTACGGCCACTTCCGTGTCTGACCTGAAAAAATACATTGCGGAGCTGGAGGTGCAGACCGGCATGACACAGCGACGCAGGGGACCTGCAGGATTTTATGTATGAAAACGCCCACCATTCCCACCCTTCTGGGACCGGACGGCATGACATCGCTGCGTGAATATGCCGGTTATCACGGCGGTGGCAGCGGATTTGGTGGGCAGTTGCGGGCGTGGAACCCACCGGGTGAAAGTGTGGATGCAGCCCTGCTGCCCAACTTTACCCGTGGCAATGCCCGCGCAGACGATCTGGTACGCAATAACGGCTATGCTGCCAACGCCATCCAGCTGCATCAGGATCATATCGTCGGGTCTTTTTTCCGGCTCAGTCATCGCCCAAGCTGGCGCTATCTGGGCATCGGGGAGGAAGACGCCCGTGCCTTTTCCCGCGAGGTTGAAGCGGCATGGAAAGAGTTTGCCGAGGATGACTGCTGCTGCATTGACGTTGAGCGAAAACGCACGTTTACCATGATGATTCGGGAAGGTGTGGCCATGCACGCCTTTAACGGTGAACTGTTCGTTCAGGCCACCTGGGATACCAGTTCGTCGCGGCTTTTCCGGACACAGTTCCGGATGGTCAGCCCGAAGCGCATCAGCAACCCGAACAATACCGGCGACAGCCGGAACTGCCGTGCCGGTGTGCAGATTAATGACAGCGGTGCGGCGCTGGGATATTACGTCAGCGAGGACGGCTATCCTGGCTGGATGCCGCAGAAATGGACATGGATACCCCGTGAGTTACCCGGCGGGCGCGCCTCGTTCATTCACGTTTTTGAACCCGTGGAGGACGGGCAGACCCGCGGTGCAAATGTGTTTTACAGCGTAATGGAGCAGATGAAGATGCTCGACACGCTGCAGAACACGCAGCTGCAGAGCGCCATTGTGAAGGCGATGTATGCCGCCACCATTGAAAGTGAGCTGGATACGCAGTCAGCGATGGATTTTATTCTGGGCGCGAACAGTAAGGAGCAGCGGGAAAGGCTGACGGGCTGGATTGGTGAAATTGCCGCGTATTACGCCGCAGCACCGGTCCGTCTGGGAGGCGCAAAAGTGCCGCACCTGATGCCGGGGGACTCACTGAACCTGCAGACGGCTCAGGACACGGATAACGGCTACTCCGTGTTTGAGCAGTCACTGTTGCGGTATATCGCTGCCGGGCTGGGTGTCTCGTATGAGCAACTTTCCCGGAATTACGCCCAGATGAGCTACTCCACGGCACGGGCCAGTGCGAACGAGTCGTGGGCGTACTTTATGGGGCGGCGAAAATTCGTCGCATCCCGTCAGGCGAGCCAGATGTTTCTGTGCTGGCTGGAAGAGGCCATCGTTCGCCGCGTGGTGACGTTACCTTCAAAAGCGCGCTTCAGCTTTCAGGAAGCCCGCAGTGCCTGGGGGAACTGCGACTGGATAGGCTCCGGTCGTATGGCCATCGATGGTCTGAAAGAAGTTCAGGAAGCGGTGATGCTGATAGAAGCCGGACTGAGCACCTACGAGAAAGAGTGCGCGAAACGCGGTGACGACTATCAGGAAATTTTTGCCCAGCAGGTCCGTGAAACGATGGAGCGCCGCGCAGCTGGTCTTAAACCGCCCGCCTGGGCGGCTGCGGCATTTGAATCCGGGCTGCGACAATCAACAGAGGAGGAGAAGAGTGACAGCAGAGCTGCGTAATCTCCCGCATATTGCCAGCATGGCTTTTAATGAGCCGCTGATGCTTGAACCCGCCTATGCGCGGGTTTTCTTTTGTGCGCTTGCAGGCCAGCTTGGGATCAGCTGCCTGACGGATGCAGTATCCGGCGACAGCCTGACTGCCGGAGAGGCACCCGCGGCGCTGGCGTTATCCGGTGATGATGACGGACCACGACAGGCCCGCAGTTATCAGGTAATGAACGGCATCGCCGTGCTGCCGGTGTCCGGCACGCTGGTCAGCCGTACTCGGGGATGACCGGTTACAACGGCATTATCGCCCGTCTGCAACAGGCTGCCAGCGACCCGATGGTGGACGGCATTCTGCTCGATATGGACACACCGGGCGGAATGGTGGCGGGAGCATTTGACTGCGCTGACATCATCGCCCGTGTGCGTGACATAAAGCCGGTATGGGCGCTGGCCAATGACATGAACTGCAGCGCAGGTCAGCTGCTTGCCAGTGCCGCCTCCCGGCGTCTGGTCACGCAGACCGCCCGGACAGGCTCCATCGGCGTCATGATGGCTCACAGTAATTACGGCGCTGCACTGGAGAAACAGGGCGTGGAAATCACGCTGATTTACAGCGGCAGCCATAAGGTGGATGGCAACCCCTACAGCCATCTACCGGATGATGTCCGGGAAACATTGCAGTCCCGGATGGATGCAACCCGCCGGATGTTTGCACAGAAGGTGTCGGCATATACCGGCCTGTCCGTGCAGGCTGTGCTGGATACCGAGGCTGCAGTGTACAGCGGTCAGGAGGCCATTGATGCCGGACTGGCTGATGAACTTGTTAACAGTACCGATGCGATCACCGTCATGCGTGATGCACTGGATGCACGTAAATCCCGTCTCTCAGGAGGGCGAATGACCAAAGAGACTCAATCAACAACTGTTTCAGCCACTGCTTCGCAGGCTGACGTTACTGGCGTGGTGCAAGCGACGGAGGGCGAGAACGCCAGCGCGGCGCAGCCGGACGTGAACGCGCAGATCACCGCAGCGGTTGCGGCAGAAAACAGTCGCATTATGGGGATCCTCAACTGTGAGGAGGCTCACGGACGCGAAGAACAGGCACGCGTGCTGGCCGAAACCCCCGGTATGACCGTGGAAACGGCCCGCCGTATTCTGGCCGCAGCACCACAGAGTGCACAGACGCGCAGTGACACTGCGCTGGATCGTCTGATGCAGGGGGCACCGGCACCGCTGGCTGCAGGTAACCCGGCATCTGATGCCGTTAACGATTTGCTGAACACACCAGTGTAAGGGATGTTTATGACGAGCAAAGAAACCTTTACCCATTACCAGCCGCTGGGCAATAGTGACCCGGCTCATACCGCAACCGCGCCCGGCGGATTGAGTGCGAAAGCGCCTGCAATGACCCCGCTGATGCTGGACACCTCCACCCGTAAGCTGGTTGCGTGGGATGGCACCACCGACGGTGCTGCCGTTGGCATTCTTGCGGTTGCTGCTGACCAGACCAGCACCACACTGACGTTCTACAAGTCCGGCACGTTCCGTTATGAGGATGTGCTCTGGCCGGAGGCTGCCAGCGACGAGACGAAAAAACGGACCGCGTTTGCCGGAACGGCAATCAGCATCGTTTAACTTTACCCTTCATCACTAAAGGCCGCCTGTGCGGCTTTTTTTACGGGATTTTTTTATGTCGATGTACACAACCGCCCAGCTGCTGGCGGCAAATGAGCAGAAATTTAAGTTTGATCCGCTGTTTCTGCGTCTCTTTTTCCGTGAGAGCTATCCCTTCACTACGGAGAAAGTCTATCTCTCACAAATTCCGGGACTGGTAAACATGGCGCTGTACGTTTCGCCGATTGTTTCCGGTGAGGTTATCCGTTCCCGTGGCGGCTCCACCTCTGAATTTACGCCGGGATATGTCAAACCCAAGCATGAGGTGAATCCGCAGATGACCCTGCGTCGCCTGCCGGATGAAGATCCGCAGAATCTGGCGGACCCGGCTTACCGCCGCCGTCGCATCATCATGCAGAACATGCGTGACGAAGAGCTGGCCATTGCTCAGGTCGAAGAGATGCAGGCAGTTTCTGCCGTGCTCAAGGGCAAATACACCATGACCGGTGAAGCCTTCGATCCGGTTGAGGTGGATATGGGCCGCAGTGCGGCGAACAACATCACACAGTCCGGCGTCACGGAGTGGAGCAAGCGTGACAAGTCCACGTATGACCCGACCGACGATATCGAAGCCTACGCGCTGAACGCCAGCGGTGTGGTGAATATCATCGTGTTTGACCCGAAAGGCTGGGCGCTGTTCCGTTCCTTCAAAGCCGTCAAGGAGAAGCTGGATACCCGTCGCGGCTCTCATTCCGAGCTGGAGACAGCGGTAAAAGACCTGGGCAAAGCGGTGTCCTATAAGGGAATGTATGGCGATGTGGCCATCGTCGTGTATTCCGGACAGTACGTGGAAAACGGCGTCAAAAAGAACTTCCTGCCGGACAACACGATGGTGCTGGGGAACACTCAGGCTCGCGGTCTGCGCACCTATGGCTGCATTCAGGATGCGGACGCACAGCGCGAAGGCATTAACGCCTCTGCCCGTTACCCGAAAAACTGGGTGACCACCGGCGATCCGGCGCGTGAGTTCACCATGATTCAGTCAGCACCGCTGATGCTGCTGGCTGATCCTGATGAGTTCGTGTCCGTTCAACTGGCGTAATCATGGCCCTTCGGGGCCATTTTCTCTCTGTGGAGGAGTTCATGACGAAAGATGAACTGATTGCCCGTCTTCAGGAGCTGGGTGAGCAATTGAACCGCGATGTCAGTTTGACGGGAACGAAAGAAGAACTGGCGCTTCGTGTGGCAGAGCTGGAAGAAGAGCTTGATGACACGGATGAAACTGCCGGTCAGGACACCCCTCTCAGCCGGGAAAATGTGCTGACCGGGCATGAAAATGAGGTGGTATCAGCGCAGCCGGATACCGTGATTCAGGATACGGCTGAACTGGTCACGGTCGTGGCACTGGTGACGCTGCATACTGATGCACTTCACGCCACGCGGGATAAACCTGTGGCATTTGTGCTGCCGGGAACGGCGTTTCGTGTCTCTGCCGGTGTGGCAGCCGAAATGACAGAGCGCGGCCTGGCCAGAATGCAATAACGGGAGGCGCTGTGGCTGATTTCGATAACCTGTTCGATGCTGCCATTGCCCGCGCCGATGAAACGATACGCGGGTACATGGGAACGTCAGCCACCATGACATCCGGTGAGCAGTCAGGTGCGGTGATACGTGGTGTTTTTGATGACCCTGAAAATATCAGCTATGCCGGACAGGGCGTGCGCGTTGAAGGCTCCAGCCCGTCCCTGTTTGTCCGGACTGATGAGGTGCGGCAGCTGCGGCGTGGAGACACGCTGACCATCGGTGAGGAAAATTTCTGGGTAGATCGGGTTTCGCCGGATGATGGCGGAAGTTGTCATCTCTGGCTTGGACGGGGCGTACCGCCTGCCGTTAACCGTCGCCGCTGAAAGGGGGATGTATGGCCATAAAAGGTCTTGAGCAGGCCGTTGAAAACCTCAGCCGTATCAGCAAAACGGCGGTGCCCGGTGCCGCCGCAATGGCCATTAACCGCGTTGCTTCATCCGCGATATCGCAGTCTGCGTCACAGGTTGCCCGTGAGACAAAGGTACGCCGGAAACTGGTAAAGGAAAGGGCCAGGCTGAAAAGGGCCACGGTCAAAAATCCGCAGGCCAGAATCAAAGTTAACCGGGGGGATTTGCCCGTAATCAAGCTGGGTAATGCGCGGGTTGTCCTGTCCCGCCGCAGGCGTCATAAAAAGGGGCAGCGTTCATCCCTGAAAGGTGGCGGCAGCGTGCTTGTGGTGGGTAACCGTCGTATTCCCGGCGCGTTTATTCAGCAACTGAAAAACGGCCGGTGGCATGTTATGCAGCGTGTGGCCGGGAAAAACCGTTACCCCATTGATGTGGTGAAAATCCCGATGGCGGTGCCGCTGACCACGGCGTTTAAACAGAATATTGAACGGATACGGCGTGAACGTCTTCCGAAAGAGCTGGGCTATGCGCTGCAGCATCAACTGAGAATGGTAATAAAGCGATGAAACATACTGAACTCCGTGCAGCCGTACTGGATGCACTGGAGAAGCATGACACCGGGGCGACGCTTTTTGATGGTCGCCCCGCTGTTTTTGATGAGGAAGATTTTCCGGCAATTGCCGTTTATCTCACCGGCGCTGAATACACGGGCGAAGAGCTGGACAGCGATACCTGGCAGGCGGAGCTGCATATTGAAGTTTTCCTGCCTGCTCAGGTGCCGGATTCAGAGCTGGATTCGTGGATGGAGTCCCGGATTTATCCGGTGATGAGCGATATCCCGGCACTGTCAGATTTGATCACCAGTATGGTGGCCAGCGGCTATGACTACCGGCGCGACGATGATGCGGGCCTGTGGAGTTCAGCCGATCTGACTTATGTCATTATCTATGAAATGTGAGGACGCTATGCCTGTACCAAATCCTACAATGCCGGTGAAAGGTGCCGGGACCACCCTGTGGGTTTATAAGGGGAGCGGTGACCCTTATGCGAACCCGCTTTCAGACGTTGACTGGTCGCGTCTGGCAAAAGTTAAAGACCTGACGCCCGGCGAACTGACCGCTGAGTCCTATGACGACAGCTATCTCGATGATGAAGATGCAGACTGGACTGCGACCGGGCAGGGGCAGAAATCTGCCGGAGATACCAGCTTCACGCTGGCGTGGATGCCCGGAGAGCAGGGGCAGCAGGCGCTGCTGGCGTGGTTTAATGAAGGTGATACCCGTGCCTATAAAATCCGCTTCCCGAACGGCACGGTCGATGTGTTCCGTGGCTGGGTCAGCAGTATCGGTAAGGCGGTGACGGCGAAGGAGGTGATTACCCGCACGGTGAAGGTCACCAATGTGGGACGTCCGTCGATGGCAGAAGATCGCAGCACGGTGACGGCGACGACCGGCATGACGGTGACACCCGCCAGTGCTTCCGTAGTGAAAGGGCAGAGCACCACGCTGACCGTGGCATTCCAGCCGGATGGCGCAACCGACAAGAGCTTCCGTGCGGTGTCTGCGGATAAAACAAAAGCCACCGTGTCGGTCAGTGGTATGACCATCACCGTGAAAGGTGTTGCTGCAGGCAAGGTCAACATTCCGGTCGTATCTGGTAATGGTGAGTTTGCTGCGGTTGCAGAAATCAACGTCACCGCCAGTTAATCCGGAGAGTCAGCGATGTTCCTGAAAACCGAATCATTTGAACATAACGGTGTGACCGTCACGCTTTCTGAACTGTCAGCCCTGCAGCGTATTGAGCATCTCGACCTGATGAAACGGCAGGCAGAACAGGCGGAGTCAGACAGCAACCGGAAGTTTACTGTGGAAGACGCCATCAGAACCGGCGCTTTTGTGGTTGCGATGTCCCTGTGGCATAACCATCCGAAGAAGACGCAGATGCCGTCCATGAATGAAGCCGTTAAACAGATTGAGCAGGAAGTGCTTACCACCTGGCCCACAGAGGCAATTTCTCATGCTGAAAACGTGGTGTACCGGCTGTCCGGTATGTATGAGTTTGTGGTGAATGATGCTCCTGAACAGGCAGAGGACGCCGGGCCTGCAGAGCCTGTTTCTGCGGGAAAGTGTTCGACGGTGAGCTGAGTTTTGCCCTGAAACTGGCGCGTGAGATGGGGCGACCCGACTGGCGCGCCATGCTTGCCGGGATGTCATCCACGGAGTATGCCGACTGGCACCGCTTTTACAGTACCCATTATTTTCATGATGTTCTGCTGGATATGCACTTTTCCGGGCTGACGTACACCGTGCTCAGCCTGTTTTTCAGCGATCCGGAGATGCATCCGCTGGATTTCAGTCTGCTGAACCGGCGCGAGGCTGACGAAGAGCCTGAAGATGATGTGCTGATGCAGAAAGCGGCAGGGCTTGCCGGAGGTGTCCGCTTTGGCCCGGACGGGAATGAAGTTATCCCCGCTTCCCCGGATGTGGCGGACATGACGGAGGATGACGTAATGCTGATGACAGTATCAGAAGGGATCGCAGGAGGAGTCCGGTATGGCTGAACCGGTAGGCGATCTGGTCGTTGATTTGAGTCTGGATGCGGCCAGATTTGACGAGCAGATGGCCAGAGTCAGGCGTCATTTTTCCGGTACGGAAAGTGATGCGAAAAAAACAGCGGCAGTCGTTGAACAGTCGCTGAGCCGACAGGCGCTGGCTGCACAGAAAGCGGGGATTTCCGTCGGGCAGTATAAAGCCGCCATGCGTATGCTGCCTGCACAGTTCACCGACGTGGCCACGCAGCTTGCAGGGGGGCAGAATCCCTGGCTGATCCTGCTGCAACAGGGTGGTCAGGTTAAGGACTCCTTCGGCGGGATGATCCCCATGTTCAGGGGGCTTGCCGGCGCGATCACCCTGCCGATGGTGGGGGCCACCTCGCTGGCGGTGGCGACCGGTGCGCTGGCGTATGCCTGGTATCAGGGCAACTCAACCCTGTCCGATTTCAACAAAACGCTGGTCCTTTCCGGTAATCAGGCGGGACTGACGGCAGATCGTATGCTGGTCCTGTCCAGAGCCGGGCAGGCGGCAGGGCTGACGTTTAACCAGACCAGCGAGTCACTCAGCGCACTGGTTAAGGCGGGGGTAAGCGGTGAGGCTCAGATTGCGTCCATCAGCCAGAGTGTGGCGCGTTTCTCCTCTGCATCCGGCGTGGAGGTGGACAAGGTCGCTGAAGCCTTCGGGAAGCTGACCACAGACCCGACGTCGGGGCTGACGGCGATGGCACGCCAGTTCCATAACGTGACGGCGGAGCAGATTGCGTATGTTGCTCAGTTGCAGCGTTCCGGCGATGAAGCCGGGGCATTGCAGGCGGCGAACGAGGCCGCAACGAAAGGGTTTGATGACCAGACCCGCCGCCTGAAAGAGAACATGGGCACGCTGGAGACCTGGGCAGACAGGACTGCACGTGCATTCAAATCCATGTGGGATGCGGTGCTGGATATTGGTCGTCCTGATACCGCGCAGGAGATGCTGATTAAGGCAGAGGCTGCGTTTAAGAAAGCAGACGACATCTGGAATCTGCGCAAGGATGATTATTTCGTTAACGATGAAGCACGGGCGCGTTACTGGGATGATCGTGAAAAAAAACGCCTGGAGCGGGATGCAGCCCAAAAGAGGGTAGATCAACAGCGTCAACAGGACAAAAATGCGCAGCAGCAGAGCGATACCGAAGCGTCACGGCTGAAATATACCGAAGAGGCGCAGAAGGCTTACGAACGGCTGCAGACGCCGCTGGAGAAATATACCGCCCGTCAGGAAGAACTGAACAAGGCACTGAAAGACGGAAAAATCCTGCAGGCAGATTACAACACGCTGATGGCGGCGGCGAAAAAGGATTATGAAGCGACGCTGAAAAAGCCGAAACAGTCCGGCGTGAAGGTGTATGCGGGCGATCGTCAGGAAGACAGTGCTCATGCGGCCCTGCTGACGCTTCAGGCAGAACTCCGGACGCTGGAGAAGCATGCCGGAGCGAATGAGAAAATCAGCCAGCAGCGCCGGGATTTGTGGAAGGCAGAAAGTCAGTTCGCGGTACTGGAGGAGGCGGCACAACGTCGCCAGCTGTCCGCACAGGAGAAATCCCTGCTGGCGCATAAAGACGAGACGCTGGAGTACAAACGCCAGCTGGCTGCACTTGGTGACAAGGTTACGTATCAGGAGCACCTGAATGCGCTGGCGCAGCAGGCGGATAAATTCGCACAGCAGCAACGGGCAAAACGGGCAGCCATTGATGCGAAAAACCGGGGGCTGACTGACCGGCAGGCAGCGCGGGAAGCCACGGAACAGCGCCTGAAGGAACAGTATGGCGATAATCCTCTGGCGCTGAATAACGTCATGTCAGAGCAGAAAAAGACCTGGGCGGCTGAAGACCAGCTTCGCGGGAGCTGGATGGCAGGCCTGAAGTCCGGCTGGAGTGAGTGGGAAGAGAGCGCCACGGACAGTATGTCACAGGTTAAAAGTGCAGCCACGCAGACCTTTGATGGTATTGCACAGAATATGGCGGCGATGCTGACCGGCAGTGAACAGAACTGGCGCAGCTTCACCCGCTCCGTGCTGTCCATGATGACAGAAATTCTGCTTAAGCAGGCAATGGTGGGGATTGTCGGGAGTATCGGCAGCGCCATTGGCGGGGCTGTTGGTGGCGGCGCATCCGCGTCAGGTGGTACAGCCATTCAGGCCGCTGCGGCGAAATTCCATTTTGCAACCGGGGGATTTACGGGAACCGGCGGCAAATATGAGCCAGCGGGGATTGTTCACCGTGGTGAATTTGTCTTCACGAAGGAGGCAACCAGCCGGATTGGCGTGGGGAATCTCTACCGGCTGATGCGCGGCTATGCGGAAGGTGGTTATGTGGGCGGTGCCGGAAGTCCGGCGCAGATGCGGCGGGCTGAAGGCATTAATTTTAATCAGAACAATCACGTGGTGATTCAGAACGACGGTACGAATGGTCTGCCAGGTCCACAGATGATGAAGGCCGTGTATGACATGGCCCGCAAGGGTGCCCGTGATGAAATTCAGACACAGATGCGTGATGGTGGCCTGTTCTCCGGAGGTGGACGATGAAAACCTTCCGCTGGAAAGTGAAACCCGGTATGGATGTGGCTTCGGCCCCTTCTGTAAGAAAGGTGCGCTTTGGTGATGGCTATTCCCAGCGAGCGCCTGCCGGGCTGAATGCCAACCTGAAAACGTACAGCGTGACGCTTTCTGTCCCCCGTGAGGAGGCCATGGTACTGGAGTCGTTTCTGGAAGAGCACGGGGGCTGGAAAGCCTTTCTGTGGACGCCGCCTTATGAGTGGCGGCAGATAAAGGTGACCTGCGCAAAATGGTCGTCGCGGGTCAGTATGCTGCGTGTTGAGTTCAGCGCAGAGTTTGAACAGGTGGTGAACTGATGCAGGATATCCGGCAGGAAACACTGAATGAATGCACCCGTGCGGAGCAGTCGGCCAGCGTGGTGCTCTGGGAAATCGATCTGACAGAGGTCGGTGGAGAACGTTATTTTTTCTGTAATGAGCAGAACGAAAAAGGTGAGCCGGTCACCTGGCAGGGGCGACAGTATCAGCCGTATCCCATTCAGGGGAGTGGTTTTGAACTGAATGGCAAAGGCACCAGTACGCGCCCCACGCTGATGGTTTCTAACCTGTACGGTATGGTCACCGGGATGGCGGAAGATCTACAGAGTCTGGTCGGCGGAACGGTGGTCCGGCGTAAGGTTTACGCCCGTTTTCTGGATGCGGTGAACTTCGTCAACGGAAACAGTGACGCCGATCCGGAGCAGGAGGTGATCAGCCGCTGGCGCATTGAGCAGTGCAGCGAACTGAGCGCGGTGAGTGCCTCTTTTGTACTGTCCACGCCGACGGAAACAGATGGCGCTGTTTTTCCGGGACGTATCATGCTGGCCAACACCTGCACCTGGACCTATCGCGGNAAATGGCGAATTACCGTCTTATATCACTGGCGCTGACATCTCCGGATGACGGGGGCAGCTGTTATCTCTGGCTCAACCGTGGGCAACCACCCGCAGTTAACCGGCGACGATAAACGCAGGGTGAATTATGGCGATAAAAGGGCTTGATCAGGCGATTGACAATCTGAGCCGGGTTCGTAAAAACGCCATTCCGGCTGCTTCTGCAATGACCATTAACCGCGTGGCCACAACGGCGATTAATCAGTCTTCGTCACAGGTTGCCCGGGAAACCAGGGTGAGACGGAAACTGGTAAAGGAACGGTCCAGACTGAAACGGGCGACGGTCAGAAATCCGAATGCCAGAATTATCGTTAACCGCGGTGATCTCCCTGTGATTAAGCTGGGGATCAGAATGCTGGGGCGTCGTCCGAACAGCATACTCAAAGCCGGTCAGCATCGTTATCAGCGGGCATTTATCCAGCGATTAAATAATGGGCGCTGGCATGTTATGCAACGTCTTCCCCAGGCCAGATATGAGGAGGGCAATGACGACAAGGGAAGGAAAAAGCGTAATCGCCTTCCCATTCAGGTGGTGAAAATCCCGATGGCGGCCCCACTGAAACAGGCATTTGATGAGAATGTTGACCGTATCCGGCGTGAACGCCTGCCTAAAGAACTGGCATACGCGCTGAAACAACAACTGAGGATTGCGATAAAACGATGAAACACACTGACATTCGTGCCGCAGTGCTGGATGCACTCGAGCAGCATGAACACGGGGCGACGCTGTTTGATGGTCGCCCCGTTGTTTTTGACGAAGAGGATTTTCCTGCGATCGCGGTTTATCTGACGGATGCAGAGTATACCGGTGAAGAGCTGGATGCAGATACCTGGCGGGCCACACTGCATATTGAGGTGTTTTTACCGGCACAGGTACCTGATTCGGAGCTCGATCAGTGGATGGAAAGCCGGATTTATCCGGCGATGACTGCGATCCCTGCACTGGCAGGACTGATTACCACGATGGTTACGCAGGGCTATGAGTATCGTCGTGATGACGATATGGCGTTATGGAGCTCTGCGGATCTGACTTATTCCATTACATACGAGATGTGAGGACGATATGGCAACACCAAATCCCCTGGAGCCGGTAAAAGGTGCCGGTACCACTCTGTGGGTTTACAACGGCAAGGCTGATGCTTATGCAAACCCGTTGTCAGACGATGACTGGCAGCGACTGGCTAAGGTGAAGGATCTGACGCCGGGCGAGATGACGGCTGAATCCTATGATGATAACTACCTGGATGATGAAGACGCGGACTGGAGCGCGACCGGGCAGGGGCAGAAATCTGCAGGTGATACCAGTTTTACGCTGGCCTGGAAACCGGGAGAGGAAGGCCAGAAAGGGCTTATAGGCTGGTTTGAAAGCGGCGATGTCCGGGCCTATAAAATCCGTTTTCCGAATGGCACGGTGGATGTGTTTCGTGGCTGGGTCAGCAGTATCGGTAAGGCCGTGACGGCGAAAGAAGTGATCACCCGCACGGTGAAAGTCACTAACGTGGGTAAACCTTCTGTAGCGGAAGAACGCAGCAAAATTACGCCGGTCAGTGCGATTAAGGTGACGCCGACATCCGGTACGGTGGCAAAAGGGAAAACAACCACCCTGACGGTTTCTTTTGAGCCGGAAAGTGCAACCGACAAGACGTTCAGAGCGGTTTCCGCCGATCCGTCGAAAGCCACCATTAGTGTGAAAGATATGACAATTACGGTAAACGGCGTGGCGACAGGTAAGGTGCAGATCCCTGTGGTGAGCGGAAATGGTCAGTTCGCCGCAGTGGCTGAAGTCACCGTTACTGAAGCGGGCGCTGCAGGGTAAACGGAGGTAATACATGTTTCTGAAAACAGAACAATTTGAATATAACGGTGTGTCTGTCACGCTTTCCGAATTGTCTGCGCTGCAGCGTATCGAGCATCTTGCCCTCCTGAAACGGCGTGCAGAACAGGCAGAATCCAGCGGCAACCTGCAGGTAAGCGTGGAAGATCTCGTCAGAACCGGCGCGTTTCTGGTGGCGATGTCCCTGTGGCATAACCATCCACAGAAAACGCAGTCACCGTCAATGAATGAGGCCGTGATGAAGATAGAGCAGGAAGTGCTCACCACCTGGCCTGCCGATGCCATTGCCCGGGCGGAAGACGTGGTGTTGTGCCTGTCCGGGATGATCGAAGCTGTTCGTCCGGATACTGATATTACTGAAGTGGCGAAAAATAACACGCTGACTGATGATGATTTTTCTGCGGGAAAGTCTTCGACGGCGAGCTGAACTTTGCCCTCAGACTGGCGCGTGAGATGGGGAGACCCGACTGGCGCGCCATGCTTGCCGGGATGACATCCACCGAATATGCCGACTGGCACCGTTTTTACCGCACGCATTATTTTCAGGATACCCAGCTGGATATGCATTTTTCCGGGCTGACGTACGCTGTACTCAGCCTGTTTTTTTGCGATCCGGATATGCATCCCTCTGATTTCAGTCTGCTTGTCCCCCGGCATGAGGAAGAGCAGGTGGAGAGGCCGGATGAGGACAAAATGCTGATGCAGAAAGCGGCAGGACTTGCCGGAGGCGTCCGGTTCGGTGGGGACGGAGGGCGCGATATTTTATCGTCTGCGGATGTGGCGGATGTCATGGTGGATGATGCCGCATTAATGATGGCTTCAGCGGGGATTCCGGGAGGTGTGAGATATGTCCCAGCCGGTTGGTGATCTTGTTATTGACCTGAGTCTGGATGCTGTCCGTTTCGATGAGCAGATGAGCCGGGTAAGGCGTCATTTTTCAGGTCTGGATACCGACGCCAGAAAAACCGCCAGTGCTGTTGAACAGGGCCTGAGCCGCCAGGCGCTGGCTGCACAAAAAGCCGGGATTTCCGTCGGGCAGTATAAAGCGGCCATGCGAACCCTGCCCGCACAGTTTACGGATATCGCCACGCAGCTTGCCGGTGGTCAGAATCCCTGGCTGATCCTGCTGCAACAGGGCGGTCAGGTTAAGGACTCCTTCGGCGGGATGATCCCCATGTTCAGGGGGCTTGCCGATGCGATCACCCTGCCGATGGTCGGGGTCACCTCGCTGGCGGTGGCGACAGGTGCACTGGTGTACGCCTGGTACCAGGGAGATTCCACGCTTTCAGCGTTTAATAAAACCCTGGTTCTTTCCGGTAATCAGTCCGGACTGACTGCCGATCGTATGCTGACTCTCTCAAGAGCCGGGCAGGCAGCAGGGCTGACGTTTAACCAGGCGAGAGAGTCACTGGCAGCCCTGGTGAATGCCGGTGTGCGTGGTGGTGAACAGTTTGATGCCATCAACCAGAGTGTCGCGCGTTTTGCGTCTGCATCCGGTGTGGAGGTGGATAAAGTCGCTGAAGCCTTCGGGAAGCTGACCACTGACCCGACGTCGGGACTGATGGCGATGGCGCGCCAGTTCCGTAACGTGACGGCAGAGCAGATTGCGTATGTTGCACAGCTGCAGCGTTCCGGAGACGAGGCCGGGGCATTGCAGGCGGCGAACGATATCGCCACGAAAGGCTTTGATGAGCAGACCCGTCGCCTGAAAGAAAACATGGGAACACTGGAGACCTGGGCGGATAAAACAGGGAAGGCATTCAAATCGATGTGGGATGCCATTCTGGATATCGGTCGTCCGGAATCCTCAGCGGATATGCTCGCCAGTGCGCAGAAGGCATTTGATGAGGCGGATAAAAAATGGCAGTGGTACCAGAGTCGGAGCCAGCGCCGCGGTAAAACCTCCTCTTTCCGGGCCAACCTTCAGGGCGCATGGGATGACCGGGAAAATGCCCGTCTGGGTCTGGCAGCGGCAACGCTGCAGTCGGATATGGAAAAAGCCGGTGAACTGGCGGCAAGGGACAGGGCTGAGCGTGAGTCGTCACAGCTGAAGTATACCGGAGAGGCGCAGAAGGCGTATGAGCGCCTGCTGACGCCACTGGAGAAATATACCGCCCGGCAGGAAGAGCTGAATAAGGCCCTGAAAGACGGGAAAATCCTGCAGGCGGATTACAACACGCTGATGGCGTCGGCAAAAAAGGATTATGAGTCGACGCAGAAAAAGCCGTCCGGTGTGAAGGTGTCTGCCGGTGAGCGCCAGGAAGACCAGGCGCATGCAGCCCTGCTGGCGCTTGAAACTGAGCTCAGGACGCTGGAGAAGCACAGCGGTGCGAATGAAAAAATCAGCCAGCAGCGCCGTGATTTATGGAAAGCGGAAAATCAGTATGTGGTCCTGAAAGAGGCCGCCACGAAACGGCAGTTATCTGAGCAGGAAAAATCCCTGCTGGCCCATGAGAAAGAAACGCTGGAGTACAAACGCCAGCTGGCTGAGCTGGGCGACAAGATTGAACACCAGAAACGGCTGAATGAGCTGGCACAGCAGGCGGCGCGGTTTGAACAGCAGCAGAGCGCGAAGCAGGCGGCAATCAGCGCAAAAGCCCGCGGACTCACCGACCGTCAGGCGCAGCGGGAGTCGGAAGAGCAGCGCCTTCGTGAGGTGTACGGTGATAATCCGGCTGCGCTGGCGAAGGCCACATCTGCACTGAAGAACACCTGGTCTGCGGAGGAGCAGCTTCGTGGAAGCTGGATGGCCGGGATGAAGTCCGGCTGGGGCGAGTGGGCGGAAAGTGCGACGGACAGTTTTTCGCAGGTTAAAAACGCGGCCACGCAGACCTTTGACGGTATTGCACAGAATATGGCAGCGATGCTGATCGGCAGCGAACAGAACTGGCGTGGTTTCACCCGTTCTGTGCTGTCCATGCTGACAGAGATTTTTCTGAAGCAGGCGATGGTGGGGATAGTCGGGAGTATCGGCAGCGCCATTGGCGGTGCTTTCGGTGGTGGTGCGTCTGCCTCCACGGGGACGGCCATTCAGGCTGCGGCGGCGAACTTCCATTTCGCGACCGGGGGATTTACGGGGACGGGGGGTAAATATGAACCTGCGGGGATTGTTCATCGCGGGGAGTTTGTCTTCACGAAGGAGGCGACCAGCCGGATTGGTGTCGGCAATCTGTACCGCCTGATGCGGGGCTATGCGGAAGGTGGTTATGTCGGCGGTGCCGGAAGTCCGGCGCAGATGCGGCGGGCGGAAGGCATTAATTTTAATCAGAACAATCACGTGGTGATTCAGAACGACGGCCCCAACGGGCGGGCAGGGCCGCAGCTGATGAAAGCGGTGTATGAGATGGCCCGCAAGGGGGCACAGGATGAACTCCGGCTGCAGTTGCGTGATGGCGGTATGTTATCAGGGAGCGGTGGATGAAAACCTTTCGCTGGAAAGTGAAGCCGGATATGGAGGTGAACTCGCAGCCATCGGTGCGTGAAGTGCGTTTTGGTGACGGGTACTCACAGCGTATGGCGGCAGGGCTGAATGCTGACCTGAAAACATACAGGGTGACGCTTTCCGTGACCCGGGAGGAGGCCCGGCATCTGGAAGCGTTCCTGGCAGAGCACGGTGGCTGGAAGGCATTTTTGTGGAAGCCACCCTATGCATACCGGCAGATAAAGGTGACCTGTGCCGGGTGGTCTGCGCGGGTCGGGATGTTGCGCGTTGAGTTCAGCGCGGAGTTTAAGCAGGTGGTGAACTGATGCAGGATATTCGCGAAGAAAGTCTGAACGAGTCGGTTAAGTCAGAGCAGTCACCGCGGGTGGTACTCTGGGAAATCGACCTGACGGTACAGGGTGGTGAGCGGTATTTTTTCTGTAATGAGCTGAATGAAAAAGGGGAGCCGGTCACCTGGCAGGGGCGTAAGTATGAGGCATACCCGATTGACGGCAGCGGCTTTGAGATGAACGGCCGGGGCAGCAGTGCCAGACCGTCGCTGACGGTGTCCAATCTGTTCGGTCTGGTCACCGGGATGGCGGAAGACCTGCAGAGTCTGGTGGGGGCCACGGTGGTCCGCCGCCGGGTGTATGCCCGTTTTCTGGATGCGGTGAATTTCGTTGCGGGCAATCCGGAGGCGGACCCGGAGCAGGAGCTGAGTGACCGCTGGGTGGTGGAGCAGATGTCGCAGCTGACAGCCATGACGGCCTCGTTTGTGCTGGCTACACCGACCGAGACGGACGGGGCGCTGTTTCCCGGTCGCATCATGCTGGCGAACACCTGTATGTGGGATTACCGGGGAGATGAATGCGGGTATAACGGTCCTGCGGTGGCGGATGAGTTCGACAACCCCACCACGGATATCCGTAAGGACAGATGCAGCAAGTGCATGCGCGGGTGTGAACTGCGCAGGAATGTCGGCAATTTTGGCGGTTTCCTTTCCATTAATAAACTTTCGCAGTAAATCCCGGTTTATGACACAGACTGAATCAGCGATTCTGGCACATGCCCGGCGGTGTGCGCCTGCGGAGTCGTGCGGCTTCGTGATAAGCACGCCGGAGGGGGAGCGGTATATCCCTTGTGTGAATATTTCCGCAGAGCCGGAGGCGTATTTTCGTATCGCACCGGAAGACTGGCTGCGGGCAGAGATGCAGGGGGAGATTGTGGCACTGGTCCACAGTCATCCCGGTGGGCTGCCCTGGCTGAGCGAGGCTGACCGGCGGTTGCAGATAAAAAGCGCACTGCCCTGGTGGTTGGTCTGCCGGGGTGACATTCACAAATTCCGCTGTGTGCCACATCTGACAGGACGGCGCTTTGAGCACGGGGTGACGGACTGTTACACGCTGTTCCGGGATGCTTATCATCTGGCGGGGACTGAAATGCCGGATTTTCATCGCGAGGATGACTGGTGGCGCAACGGTCAGAACCTTTACCTGGATAATATGGCGGTCACCGGCTTTTACCGGGTGCCCCTGTCCTCTGCACAGGCGGGCGATATTCTGCTGTGCTGCTTTGGTGCTTCGGTACCGAACCATGCCGCCATTTACTGCGGCAACGGTGAGCTGCTTCACCATCTGCCTGAACAACTGAGTAAACGGGAGAGGTATTCCGAAAAATGGCAACGACGAACGCATTCAGTCTGGCGTCACCGCCACTGGCACGCATCTGCCTTCACGGGGATTTACAACGATTTGGCCGCCGCCTCAGCCTGTATGTGAACACGGCAGCGGAAGCCATTCGCGCCCTGTCGATGCAGATGCCGGGCTTTCGCCGTCAGATGAACGAAGGCTGGTACCAGATACGTATTGCCGGTTATGACACGGCACCGGAGGCGGTGTACGCCCGTCTTCACGAACAGCTGGGTGAGGGAACGGTCATCCACATTGTGCCGCGACTGGCCGGGGCCGGAAAGGGTGGACTGCAGATTGTGCTGGGGGCGGCAGCCATCGTGGGCTCTTTCTTCACTGCCGGGGCATCAATGGCGTTATGGGGTTCAGCCCTGGCAGCCGGTGGTTTTTCTGCCACCACGATGCTGTTTTCACTTGGAGCCAGCATGATTCTGGGCGGTGTGGCCCAGATGCTGGCCCCGAAGGCAAAAACACCGGATTACCGCGCAACGGATAACGGCAGACAGAACACGTACTTTTCCTCACTGGATAACATGATTGCCCAGGGGAACCCGATGCCGGTGCCTTACGGGGAAATGCTGGTTGGCTCCCGCCGTATATCCCAGGACATCAGCACCCGTGATGAAGGCGGGGGCGGAAAGGTCGTGGTTATCGGGCGGCAGGGGTAAAAAGAATAAAAAAATCCCGCAGTGATCGCGGACAGGAACTGCGGGAGAGTTACGAAGATTAAGTGTAAGGAATTATTCTTATATCACGACAAAAAAATTAACGCAGAGAAATTATACGCGCCACAGTCAGTTTGTGAAAATGTGAAGATATTCAGAATTTTTATGCCATTACCGGTTTTAACCAACAGGATTATCGGTGGGCATGAAAGAAAACCCCGGTATCTGCTGATACCGGGGTTTCTCTTTAGCATGGCAGAAATGTGTTTCATGCTTTTCGGGCGAAGGATATCCGACTTCTGTACGGAATGGCAAGTGGCGGTTAATTTATTCAGGGGAAGGCTGTATGGGAAAAGGTGGCGGTAAGGCACACACGCCTCGTGAGGCGAAGGATAATCTCAAATCCACGCAGATGATGAGCGTGATTGATGCGATTGGTGAGGGACCGATAGAAGGTCCGGTGAAGGGACTGCAGAGTATCCTGGTGAACAAAACCCCGCTGACGGACACGGACGGTAATCCCGTGATACACGGTGTGACGGCGGTCTGACGCGCCGGGGAGCAGGAGCAGACACCACCGGAAGGCTTTGAGTCCTCCGGTGCTGAAACCGGACTGGGCGTGGAAGTGACGAAGGCAAAACCGGTGACGCGCACCATTACGTCCGCGAACATTGACCGCCTGCGGGTTACCTTCGGGGTGCAGTCACTGGTGCAGACCACGTCAAAGGGTGACCGAAACCCGACATCCGTCCGCCTGCTGATTCAGTTACAGCGTAACGGTAACTGGGTGACAGAAAAGGATGTCACCATTAACGGCAAGACCACCTCGCAGTTTCTGGCGTCGGTGATTCTGGATAATCTGCCTCCCCGTCCTTTTAACATCCGGATGGTCCGGGAGACAGCGGACAGCACCACGGACCAGCTGCAGAATAAGACGCTGTGGTCGTCATACACCGAAATCATCGATGTGAAACAGTGCTACCCGAACACGGCCATTGTGGGGCTGCAGGTGGATGCGGAGCAGTTCGGCGGCCAGCAGATGACGGTGAACTACCATATCCGCGGTCGCATCATCCAGGTGCCGTCAAACTATGACCCGGAAAAACGCACGTACAGTGGTATCTGGGACGGCAGCCTGAAACCGGCATACAGCAACAATCCGGCCTGGTGTCTGTGGGACATGCTGACTCACCCGCGCTACGGCATGGGAAAACGTCTGGGGGCGGCGGATGTGGACAAGTGGGCGCTGTATGCCATCGGGCAGTACTGCGACCAGACGGTCCCGGATGGTTTCGGGGAGACCGAGCCGCGGATGACCTTCAATGCGTACCTGGCACAACAGCGTAAGGCATGGGACGTGCTCAGTGATTTCTGCTCGGCGATGCGCTGTATGCCGGTATGGAACGGCCAGACGCTGACGTTTGTTCAGGACCGCCCGTCGGATGTGGTGTGGCCGTACACCAACAGCGATGTGGTGGTGGATGATAACGGCGTGGGTTTCCGCTACAGCTTCAGTGCCCTGAAGGACCGGCACACGGCGGTGGAGGTGAATTATACCGACCCGCAGAACGGCTGGCAGACCTCCACGGAACTGGTGGAAGACCCGGAAGCCATACTGCGCTACGGACGCAACCTGCTGAAGATGGACGCGTTCGGCTGTACCAGCCGCGGTCAGGCCCACCGTGCCGGACTGTGGGTGATAAAGACCGAACTGCTGGAAACGCAGACGGTGGATTTCACGCTCGGGTCTCAGGGGCTGCGGCACACACCCGGTGACATCATTGAAATCTGTGATAACGACTATGCCGGGACCCTGACCGGCGGACGTGTCCTGTCCATTGATGCTGCCACCCGCACTCTGACGCTGGACCGTGAAGTGACACTTCCGGAGACCGGTGCCGCCACGGTGAACCTGATTAACGGCAGCGGTAAGCCGGTGAGTGTGGACATCACCGAACACCCCGCGCCGGACCGGATACAGGTCAGTACCCTGCCTGATGGTGTGGAGACATACGGGGTGTGGGGACTCTCCCTGCCGTCACTGCGCCGTCGCCTGTTCCGCTGTGTCTCCGTCCGGGAAAACACGGACGGCACCTTTGCCATCACGGCGGTGCAGCACGTACTGGAAAAAGAAGCCATCGTGGATAACGGTGCCCGCTTTGAGCCGCAGTCAGGTTCCCTGAACAGCGTCATCCCACCGGCAGTGCAGCACCTGACGGCCAGTATCTGGCGCAGGCGAAATGGGACACGCCGCGGGTGGTGAAGGGTGTGCGCTTCAGTCTGCGCCTGACCAGTGGTAAGGGAACGGATGCCAGACTGGTGACCACCGCCATCACCGCAGACACGGAGCACCGTTTCAGCGGCCTGCCGCTCGGGGAATACACCCTGACGGTGCGGGCGATAAACAGCTATGGCCAGCAGGGTGAACCTGCCACCACCACCTTCCGGATTGCCGCACCGGCAGCACCGTCGCGGATTGAGCTGACGCCGGGCTATTTTCAGATAACCGCAACGCCGCATCTTGCCGTTTATGACCCGACGGTACAGTTTGAGTTCTGGTTCTCGGAAAAGCGGATTGCGGATATCAGGCAGGTTGAAACCAGCGCCCGCTATCTTGGCACGGCGCTGTACTGGATAGCCGCCAGTATCAATATCAAACCGGGCCATGATTATTATTTTTACGTTCGCAGTGTGAACACCGTTGGCAAATCGGCATTCGTGGAGGCTGTCGGTCGGGCGAGCGATGATGCGGAAGGTTACCTGGATTTTTTCAAAGGAGAGATAGGGAAAACACATCTGGCTCAGGAGCTGTGGACGCAGATTGATAACGGTCAGCTTGCGCCTGACCTGGCTGAAATCAGGACGTCCATTACGGATGTCAGCAATGAAATCACGCAGACTGTCAATAAGAAACTGAAAGACCAGAGTGCGGCAATCCAGCAGATACAGAAGGTTCAGGTTGATACAAATAATAATCTGAACAGCATGTGGGCTGTGAAGCTGCAACAGATGAAGGACGGACGCCTTTATATTGCGGGTATCGGTGCCGGTATTGAGAATACGCCAGCAGGAATGCAGAGTCAGGTGCTGCTGGCGGCAGACAGGATTGCGATGATTAATCCTGCGAATGGCAACACAAAGCCGATGTTTGTTGGTCAGGGCGATCAGATATTCATGAACGACGTGTTCCTGAAACGCCTGACGGCTCCCACCATTACCAGCGGCGGTAATCCTCCGGCATTTTCCCTGACACCGGACGGAAAACTGACCGCTAAAAATGCAGATATCAGTGGCAGTGTGAATGCGAACGCCGGGACGCTCAACAATGTCACAATTAATGAGAACTGTCAGATTAAGGGGAAACTGTCAGCCAACCAGATTGAAGGCGATATAGTCAAAACAGTGGGTAAGGCTTTTCCGCGGGACTCCCGGGCACCGGAGCGGTGGCCATCAGGGACCATTACCGTCAGGATTTATGACGATCAGCCTTTTGACAGGCAAATTGTTATTCCGGCGGTGGCATTCAGCGGCGCTAAACATGAGCGGGAGAATAACGATATTTATTCGTCATGCCGCCTGATAGTACGGAAAAACGGTGCTGAAATTTATAACCGTACCGCGCTGGATAATACGCTGATTTACAGTGGTGTTATTGATATGCCAGCTGGTCGCGGCCACATGACGCTGGAGTTTTCGGTGTCAGCATGGCTGGTGAATAACTGGTATCCCACAGCAAGTATCAGCGATTTGCTGGTTGTGGTGATGAAGAAAGCCACCGCAGGCATCAGTATCAGCTGAATTTTATAACCCATATACGGGCGCCAGAAATGGCGCCTTTTTTATTGCAGAAAAGCGAGAGGTAATTATGCGTAAAGTTTGTGCAGCCATTTTGTCCGCAGCCATCTGTCTGTCCGTATCCGGTGCNGGCATGGGGAAACGTCTTGGTGCGGCAGATGTGGATAAATGGGCGCTGTATGTCATCGGCCAGTACTGTGACCAGTCGGTGCCGGACGGCTTTGGCAGCACGGAGCCGCGCATCACCTGTAATGCCTGGCTGACCACACAGCGCAAGGCGTGGGATGTGCTCAGTGATTTCTGCTCGGCGATGCGCTGTATGCCGGTATGGAACGGGCAGACGCTGACGTTCGTGCAGGACCGACAGTCGGATAAGGTGTGGGCCTATAACCGCAGTAATGTGGTGATGCCGGATGATGGCGCGCCGTTCCGCTACAGTTTCAGCGCCCTGAAAGACCGCCATAATGCCGTTGAGGTGAACTGGATTGACCCGGATAACGGCTGGGAGACGGCGACAGAGCTTGTGGAGGATACGCAGGCCATTGCCCGTTACGGTCGTAACGTCACGAAAATGGATGCCTTTGGCTGTACCAGCCGGGGGCAGGCACACCGCGCCGGGCTGTGGCTGATTAAAACGGAACTGCTGGAGACGCAGACCGTGGATTTCAGCGTGGGTGCTGAAGGGCTTCGTCATGTACCGGGCGATGTCATTGAAATCTGCGATGATGACTATGCCGGTATCCGCACCGGCGGGCGCGTGCTGGCGGTGAACAGCCAGACCCGGACGCTGACGCTCGACCGTGAAATCACGCTGCCATCCTCCGGCACCACGCTGATAAGCCTGGTTGACGGGCAGGGGAATCCGGTCAGCGTGGAGGTCCAGTCCGTCACCGACGGCGTGAAGGTAAAAGTGAGCCGTGTTCCTGACGGTGTTGCTGAATACAGCGTGTGGGGGCTGAAGCTGCCGACGCTGCGCCAGCGCCTGTTCCGCTGCGTGAGTATCCGTGAGAACGACGACGGCACGTATGCCATCACCGCCGTGCAGCATGTGCCGGAAAAAGAAGCCATCGTGGATAACGGGGCGCACTTTGACGGCGACCAGAGCGGCACGGTGAATGGTGTCACGCCGCCAGCGGTGCAGCACCTGACTGCCGAAGTCACCGCAGACAGCGGGGAATATCAGGTGCTGGCGCGCTGGGACACGCCGAAGGTGGTGAAGGGCGTGAGCTTCCTGCTCCGTCTGACCGTAACAGCGGATGACGGCAGTGAGCGGCTGGTCAGCACGGCCCGGACGACGGAAACCACTTACCGCTTCACACAACTGGCGCTGGGGAACTACAGGCTGACAGTCCGGGCAGTAAATGCGTGGGGGCAGCAGGGCGATCCGGCGTCGGTATCGTTCCGGATTGCCGCACCGGCAGCGCTGTCGCGGATTGAGCTGACGCCGGGCTATTTTCAGATAACCGCCACGCCGCATCTTGCGGTTTATGATCCGACGGTACAGTTTGAGTTCTGGTTCTCGGAAAAGCGGATTGCGGATATCAGGCAGGTTGAAACCACAGCACGCTATCTTGGCACGGCGCTGTACTGGATAGCCGCCAGTATCAATATCAAACCGGGCCATGATTATTACTTTTATATCCGCAGTGTGAACACCGTTGGCAAATCGGCATTCGTGGAGGCTGTTGGTCAGCCGAGTGATGATGCATCCGGTTATCTGGATTTTTTCAAAGGCGAGATAGGGAAAACCCATCTGGCTCAGGAGCTGTGGACGCAGATTGATAACGGTCAGCTTGCGCCTGACCTGGCTGAAATCAGGACGTCCATTACGGATGTCAGCAATGAAATCACGCAGACTGTCAATAAGAAACTGAAAGACCAGAGTGCGGCAATCCAGCAGATACAGAAGGTTCAGGTTGATACAAATAATAACCTGAACAGCATGTGGGCTGTGAAGCTGCAGCAGATGCAGGACGGACGCCTTTATATCGCGGGTATTGGTGCCGGTATTGAGAACACCCCTGACGGCATGCAGAGTCAGGTGCTGCTGGCGGCGGACAGGATTGCGATGGTTAATCCTGCGAATGGCAACACAAAACCGATGTTTGTTGGTCAGGGCGATCAGATATTCATGAACGACGTGTTCCTGAAACGCCTGACGGCCCCCACCATTACCAGCGGTGGAAATCCATCGGCATTTTCCCTGACTCCGGACGGAAAGCTGACCGCTAAAAATGCGGATATCAGTGGCAGTGTGAATGCGAACGCCGGGACGCTCAACAATGTCACGGTAAATGAAAACTGTACGATTAAGGGCATGCTGGAGGCGACTCAGGTCAGAGGTGACTTCGTTAAAGCTGTATCCAAATCATTTCCGAAACAGGCTGGTACGTGGGGTAACACGGAAACACCAAACGGGACGGTTACAGTCACCATAAGCGATGATCATAACTTTGACCGCCAGATTATTA